AATGTGAGTTAAGAACTGATGGCACGTTATATCCCCCTTGACAATCTAGGGGGCGCCATGGCTCAAACAAAATAGGGTGAAATCCAGTTAAAACAAACAAAACATTATCTATTGCTGGTCTTGTCGCTCGAGTTAAGAGCAAATTAGCTTTAATTCTCAACCTATATATTTCGTCATCTTCGCCCGGTCTTCTTGGAAGACCCGGATAAGACCCGAAATAATCAAATGCGAAAATATCTAAATTTTCCTCAGTTGCAGTTTCCAACCTTGTTTGCAATTGATCGTATTCAAGTTGCGAGTAATTAAATACGCCCGTATTTGTATATGCTTTTAGCGCTACTTGTAATAAATCATTACTAGTGCCAAACCAATTTACTAATTGCGCGGTTAACCTTTTTAATACGTCTGCCTCATCCCCTATGGCATTAAATCTTACAAAAGGCGTGCCTTTTTTCATTTTTTTAAGCGTTCATGACTATCGTGAATGTCCCGTTTACGGGTATTTTTCTCCCGGTCAACTGTATATCATTAGTTGAACCGTTAACTAACCAATTTGATACGTTTGTGATGGGTGACATAGGCAACCCTGATAAAGTTAGATTGGTTTCGTAAATAATTCTAGGAACCTCTGACCAAGCAAACAAAGATTGAAATCCTTGTCTAGATACGTAATTTTGCAATGATTCAATAACAGCTGCTTTAACCGTGTTGTCAGGAATTGATTTGTCTGTGTATACGTTTGCAGAAAAACTCATAGGGTATTGAGTCGGGGCATAGCTAGCAAATGCCACAGTAAATGCTCTTGTAACATCAAGCTGTGCAGATACTGTCTCTAATAATTCAGTTGATGCATTTCCCGTTCCATCGTCTATAAGCGCATAAAAAAATCCCGGGTGAAAACTCGACAACAAATCAGAATTTTCTATTAACTCGTATCTGTCTACGCCTGAAACATTTGAAATTGCATTCCCTAATGCTGACTTTGTTGCTTTTGATAAGCTATTAATAAATAAGACAAACCTAGTTTTTAATGCGTCATCACTTTCTGCATCTCTTCCATTAACAAATGCGTCATGGTTTGTCACCGTATCAATATTAAAAATGATGCTTGATATCGTTGTAATTTGATTTGCTACTAGATTTCCTATTTCCCCGGCAGTTGTGGCAGTTACTGGGACATTTGTTTCACTCACCCCAATAGGTAAAATATAAGCGCTTAAAGACGGAGAATAATAAGGGTTTGTTGTGTCTATTCCAACTATATAACTTATGCCGTTTGAAATTGCAGAAACAGTTGCTCCAATAGAAATAGTGGCTTGAAGGTTCGAAGTGAATCTGCTTAAAGTTACATAACCAGAAGCCGGCGTTGCTGGGTTTCTGGTTAACCCAAATTGCTCTACAAAAGTATCAACATCATTGTTAACGCTTGTTGTTAATCTAGTTGTAGCTAATACTTGCTCTGCAACAGACTGAAGCCATAAAGTATTTCCTGCATTGCTTTCTACCAACGCTAGTAAAATTGCGCCCGTCGTGAAATCTAAAGGAATTGGCGTGCTTGCTTGCATCGCCGTAGCCTGAGCGTCCACTGTTTGCTGAAAACTTAAAATAGGTAATGGCATTAGGATCCGGCCGTTGAGAAAACATCAAAATTTAATACAACTGGCAGATTTGTTGAGCTTTCTGTGTAATTTATTTGTACAAAAAACCCACTTTGCAAAGCCTGGATTAAAATCACAGGAAAAGGATTTTGCGCTACCGATGCTTCTAGAAATATTTGCGATACAATTAGAGATTCAATCTGTTTTTCTATCCCGCTGGCCATTGTTTGGCCTATGAAAGATGGAAGACCTGCTCCATACGTTGGGTGCCAAATGTAGTCGCCTGGGTTTGTCATTAGCCGACGCAGAACCCTTTGTTTGCTTCTCTCTAATGTAGTTACAGTCTGAAGATCGTTTCCAGGCGCTAGTTGCAGGTCATTCCCATAATTTTGATACAAATCGTGCAAAACTTGCGTCTTTTCCTGCATTTTTAAGTCGCCTTCAAGTTCACAGTTGGGTTAGACATAACGTTTAATAATGGTTCAAATGTTCCGCCTGTTGGTCCACAATTTATTTGTGGTGCGTTTAAATTTATTTCAGGGGCATTTAAATCAATTTTTGTACTCGATGTAATGCTATAGTCTGAAGATGCATTTATTGTTATCTTTCCGTCCTCAGTTAATACAATTGAGGACCCACCTGAGCTTGTAATTGTTATTTTTTTGTCATTCGTCAAAGCTACAGATGAACCGCTTTTATGAACAAAATATAACTCCCCTGACTTCGGGTTTGCTAATGGTCGTTGCTTATCAAAGTACAACCGCATGCCAGCAACTGGGTTTTGTAATGATCCGTCTTGAAAAAAAACAAGAATCAAGTCACCCGGCGACGGTGGGCAAAACATACCCCATTGATCCCCTGACCACGGGGTTGAAACAGGTATCCAGCCAGTTATTGAACCGGGCGAGTCTTCAGTTTCTGCTTGTAATAATACTTGTACTTGGTAACCTGTCGGATCATATGCATTTACTAAGCCCAAAGCTGTAAATTTTGTTCCCTGCGTGGCGGAATTTACAATGCTTCGTAATTGATTTATGAGTTTATTGCTCATTCTTCTACTTTTGAATCCACTGAAGAGTTTTTCGCTTCTATCTCCATTTCATATCCATTTTCATTCATATCTAAGTGCCTGATTACGTTATCTGCGTAATAGTATTGGTCGAATGATGTCCCTGTTCCTGTTAGCTGTATTATACTATCTTTCTTTAAAAAATTATTCCCCGGCATGCTTACATTTAATTTCACCTCGTGTTGACTAATTTCTTTCAACCGTTGCTGTGCAAATTTTAAAGCTTGCTCTCTTGATAAACCAGCTTTCGTAAAGCTGTATTTTTGTCTTTTATTTGTTTTGGCTGGTACATTTTTCAAATTTGAGCGTGGCACATGTTTTGATTTAGCAATAACAGAAAATGCTTCTCCTGTTTTTGTTCCATGCGGCACTCTAACCGTTACAGATACGTCTGAAGCTAGAGTCAAAGACCTCTGTAGCCAAAGAACCATAGCATTTTCAATTTGCGCGCTGGCTGTTTTGTCATTTGGCGGGACATATTTTATAACAAATGGATTTTTTACATTCGTATCATCAGGCCTAGGCTCAAAAACTAACGTGTCAGCCTCAACAAAAAGAACAAAGTCCTCTTGTTGCGCAAGAAATGTCATCAAGTCCCACTGTGTACTTTCCTCAGATAAAACCGTTTGTTGCTGGCTATAGTAAGTTCCTACAATCGTTGACGTTGGCGTTATTCTTGTTTTCATACCATATTGCTTCGCAAACATCTCAACTATTTGCGAGCTGGTTTGATTTTGAAACTTTTGCGTTGTTTTTGCGTCTAAAAAATTTGATGTTAAATCTCTTCCAGAGAACTGCAATGTAAAAGAACCTGGGTCTATATGCATCTCGTCGGCATTCCCTTGCATAAATAATTCTAAATCTGCAATGGTGTAATTATCTCCATCTGGGGGGAAACCTATGTATATTTTTACTAAAAAAGTTTCAGCACTCGCCCAATAGTTAAAATCGAGTGTTTTATCTTTTTGATTCATTGGAATCGAAAATGAAAACGAATCCGCCAAATAATACGTTGTAGACGTCAAACTTAAACCGAACCAGTTAACCCTGATGCCGTTAATAGTTATTATCCCACGCGGCTGTTTTACTTGTTTCGCAGCTGGAGAGTTTGAAAAATTATTTATTGGTGAAAATATACTCATGTCCCAACTACACCGCCTATTTGAGACGCTGTAAGAGGAATTGATAACGTCATAGCTTCACCTACAGGGAGCTCTGGGTCACTCAACCCATTTGCAATTGCAATGGTTGTCCACAGAGTAGCGTCACCGTAATAACTTGCGGCAATTTGAAATAAACTACCGCCATTCACTGTTATAACAGTCCCATTTGATCCGCTTAGTATCAAATTTAAATTTTTTTCCATCAAAAGTAATACATTCTGGAGTTGATACATCAAAGCCAGTGTATTAATGTTTTCTGCTAAGACTTCATTATTTTGTGTGGCCATCAGAAGATTGAGCTACTGAGCGAGGAGATAGATGAGCTTACTGTGCTAATCGCGCTGCTTAGCGGACCTGAAACTTTTGTTATTACTGATGCAGTCACGTTCGTAAAAGACGCAACACTGTTAACAGCATTGCCAACTAATGCAATAGAACTTGATATGCTAGGGTTCTTTAACAGAAGAGCAATGTCATTGGCTTCTGTCATAGCATTTCTAATTGCATCATCATATGCAACAGGTAAAAGCACAGGGAAAGGTTTGTTCAAATCTTGCACGACAGTGCAAGTTATTGTGTATGGAATCCAGTAAAATCTTTTGAAGTCTGCATGAAAATTTTTTATTACAACCATGTAATTATACATGGACCAGAACAAAGGTAGAGGTTTTCCGGCTACGCGTTGTCCATCTAAATAGCTTGCCCTAAAGTTTGCCGACTCCCCTTGAAATAACCCTGTCCAAGTTATATCTGAGTCATCTCGTCCCATTGCCTGAACTTCTCTTTTCCCCCCAACCATCCTTTTTACAGAAAGCATTTGGTCTCCTCCAAAATTTATACTTTCTGGAACTTCAAAGTTTTGAAATGTGATATTTCCTAGGGTTAGGAAAACTGGCATTACTGTTGACCGCCATAATGTGACACGCCTACCGGCGCTAACGTCAGACTTGAATTGAAATGATTTGAACTAGAGCTAGTCCCTCCGGAATGTAATGTTTCGAACAAGTTATTATTCATAATCATCCCAACTTTCTTTTTATCAAGATAAACGTCCCCTTGTTTTGCTTGATAACTATTTTTATTAATTGATGGGATTGCCCTTCCTCTCAAGTTTCCATCTGAAGATTCTGGTGACCATATTTTTTTCATTTCTGCTGGAAAATTATTGATTGCCCTTCCTCTCAAGTTTCCATCTGAAGATTCTGGTGACCATATTCTCTTCATTTCTGCTGGAAAACTATTGATTGTATCTATAGATCCTTTAATCCGATTTGCGGTGCTATTCATGTAGGTTTTGAATAACCCGTTATATAGAGTCTTTAAAGATTCAATTAGTGTTTTTACTACCCATCCAATCATATTTACAATCGGGGTTAATCCGGAAACTGTTAATTTAAGTAGAGGTCCTATCTGCTTAGCAATTGGTGATAGTGCTTCTAGTATTGGACTAAAAACGCCTGAAATTGCTTTTACTAAAGGTTTTGCTCCAGTAATAAAATTTTTTATCGCTGGTGTCGCTGAATCTATAATATCAGAGAGCAGACGTATTGCTTTAGTCATTGCTGGAGCTGTCTCTCCACCGAAAACAGTAGCAAAATGCTCCCACGATGCATCTAGGTTTTTTATAGCTCCTGCCTGAGTTTGTTGTGAAATTTGATAAGCCTTTTCAACATCTGCTTGATCAGAATATTTTGTTCTTGCTCTTTTTACTTTCCCCATGTTTTTATACATGGTAGCAAGAAGATTTCCAGGATTTCCTAAAAAAGTTGATTTAAAAAAGTCTGCTACTTCCTCATCCGTGTTAATTCCTGCTTTTTTAAGACCTGGTATTGTTTTTTCTAGCCACATTGCAGGGTCGTGCTGCAGCAGATTTTGCATTTCAGGATCCATCATCCCGTATTTGTTACCTACAGGCCTCCCCTCCTTGTCATACTTTACATCTCCTTTATGTATTATCCCTACCCTTTCCAACATTTTAGCTTTGTTTGCCGTCATTCCTGCCCCGCCAACTAAAAGCTGATTAAGAACTCTTAATCCTGATCCTGCTGTACTGCCACCAGCTTCTTGTATTGTTGGTTCTAAGGCAAAAACACCTTCTTTTGTTAGATTGGTTGAAGCGCTAAGAGACCTTTTAAAAAAGGTTTTTAATTCCGTTGGTTTTAGAGTTCCTGCCGACAAGGACATCATTCCAAATACTGTATCTAACGTCTCTGAAACTTTATTTTTATCTGATCCCCCTTTAAATTCTGCAACTCGAACAGCGTCTTGTAGCTGCGCTTCCGTCATCCCTCCATAGCTCACTTGGGCAGCTGAAATTGCTTTTGCAAGCTTTGGCGCTAAAAATTTTGCCTCACTCCAGTCTTGAGTTGCAATCTGTCCGGCTTTTAGCGCTTCCATCATTTCCATTGGAGCAACCCCTTTTACGTTGGGATTTGTCGCTAGTTTTCTTGCTTCTATTAATTGGTTTTGGTTAAATCCTTGTTCTTGAAGCTGGGCGAGGTTTTTTTGCATTTCACCTTCTTGATGAAATCCTGCATGCAATAACATACCTGTAGGGATTGCTATCCCTGCAGCCATTGCAAGAGCTGGTCCGCCTGCCATTGCGCCAGTTGCTAGGCTGGTAAACATACCAGCACCTCGGCCCATCTCGGCCTCTCTCATTATATGGCCTACCGCCCTTATTCCTCCGTGTCCTCCACTGCGTCCTCCGCTTGTTTCAAAGCTTGACATGCTTGCTTTTGCTGCCTTTCCATCGACAGCGATTGTTTTTAAACTTCGGCCTAATTTTTCTGTTTCATTAACTAAATTCGATGTTTTTATGCTTAGCATCGAAAAATTTTCTCCCAGCGACTTCATAGCTATATCGCTGGCGATTGTATCCGTTTTTAAAAAGCTGAATGTTTTAGACAGAAAACCTAATTTTTCTGTTAAAAGCCCCATCTCTTTTCCAGCCTTAGATACTAAAAGACTGAATTTTTCCATTTCAGATAGCGCATTTCCCTGAATGTTTAGGGTAGACCAAATTTTAAATACTTCCATTTAGCCACCTCCCAAACATTCTTTTAATTTCTATTTTTATAATAGGTTCTGATCTATACATGGTCATCCCTAGGACTGATCTGGGTGGAATATTTGCCGTTCCCAATTCTTGCCATACCATAATTTGATCATCCGAACCTAGTTTTACCTCGCTTCCCAATTTGTCGACAGAGTATTTGATGCTATGCATCAGTTCCCCAGTTCTATACAAAGGATTGTAGTCAGAGTTAAAAACATAACCTTTTCTTTCCTTGTCTGACTTTGTTGACTCAGCCAGTTCCTCCCAGGCTTTAAATTGTCCGTGCGTTTCTTGCAAGTGTCCTATACTTGATCTTGCATCTTTTTGAAGCTCTTGCCCTATTACATTTAAGGCAAGCAACTTGTTTTTCTCGTAGGTGGAGCAAAGTTTTTTTAAATGCGATGAAAAATCGCTTAGTGAGTTGAAACTTGTCATTCTTCGAATCGCCAAGAATCAAAATTGAAATGTTGACCGCTCTCCATTTGCTTTAGAATTATTACAAATGCTTTGCGTTTGATTAGATCTAAATTAAAAGAAATGTTTGAATCTATTCCTTTTGAAATCAAGTAAAGACATTCTTGCATAGGAATGTCTTTAACTATTTTTTTATTTCTTGTTTTACCTCTTCTTCTGTTCCTTGAGCATCGGATATGGCATTTCTGATAGCCTCCAATCCTGCCATTCCAACTCTATTTAAATGAAATTGAGCTTCCAACAAAGTCATAAGTCTTGGAAAAACTTCATCATTGTGTTTTGCTATGTAAAGTAATGGGTATAAATACATAAGTTGCATAGTATTTTCGCAGATGTCTTTTCCGACTGCGCCCATGAACAACAAATTATCAACTGGTGTTGGTTCCCTCAAGACAAAAGTATTGCCAAGTTTATCTTTTATTTTCTTTCCGTCTAATCTGGATGTTCCCAAACTATTTACAACAGATGTTTCGTCTTTCATTTCTTTTGACATTCCTTACCCTCCTACGACAATACTACGCCAATATTTCTCTTGTGCTTGCTTTCCAAGTTGCTGTCTGAGTTACAACGTCCGTACCGGACCATCTTCCGCCATTAGTTATACTTATAACTACATTGCCATAAATGTACTGACTCAAACTTCCATTCGCTTCTTTTACTGTTTTTGTAATTGTAGCAGGTCTTTGATCTATCCCTAAACGGAATTCCGCTTCTTGTAGAGCGATATAACGATCTAAAGCGTCGCTTGTGCGCAGATAAGTTAAATTTCCAGTCCATCCTAGGTGGAATTTTGGGAAAAGTGTAATTCCATCCATTTGAACTTTTTCGTTCATTGTTGCCATTGAACTTTCCTCAAAACTTTCCAGAGACATAAAGTTTTGAGTTCCATTGCTATCTGTAAAACTTAGTGTTAAATCAATACCTGTACTTAAAGTATTTGCTGGCATTTTTTTCTCCGCAATCTTTCTTTAAAACTATTGGGTTGATATTTGAATAGAGATGTTTTGTGCTGCGTCTAGCGTCACAACCATATATAAAATTATTGAGAAAAGAACGACTTGCACATCACATTGCATAAATCCTAGCGAAACTCGATCCGGCGGATTGTTTGTCTCATCTAAAATAACTTTGAACGCGCCGGCCACTCCTGGGTTATTTACATCCCCAATCATTGGACCACCTGGCAAAGTTTCGTTAGCTAATACAGATAAGAAAGATTGGATTGTGTTTTTAGCCGATATCCTTGTACCTGGAGTTTGAGGCAAACCTACGTAAGCGCCCATTCCGCGAAGGATTGTATTTCCAAGAAAATTGATCATCCTTGGGTAATTGTCTTGATTAGTTTGATTGTTGCTACTAGTGTTTACACCAAGTCTAGAACCCACTGCACTTGCTGAAACAGGCAACCCAAATGTAATCACATCTATTCCAGCACTTTGAAGTATCGAGAGATCTGCATCTGAATAGGTTCGTCCAGACAATGATTTTTGAGTTGCAATGATGCCATTCATTGGTTTATTTAAAGCACTACCATCTGCTCTAATCGTTGACAAAATTCCGCATATAAATGACTGTGGGCTAACAAAACGAACAATATTGTTGTAAGGATCGTTTATTTGGCACCAATCACCCATGCTTAATCGAAAACCACTGCTAGATATTCCTGATGTCTGTTTTAAAGTTACAGCTCCAGCAATGTTTTCTTGAAATCCTGGCGCAATTGTTCCAATAACGTAGGGATACGATCCAGATTGAGAAAATGCAACTTGCTGCGTCCAAAACGTATGGTCATCTGCGTCTGCGAGCATAACAATGCTAGAGTTTGTGTCTCTTAAAGCATACATTCCAGTCCTTGTTAAACCGTCTGTTCCGACTAGGATTTCTGTTGATATTGGGCCACCATTTGTTCCACCGGTTAGTGTTTCTACCGTATTTAATAATGGAGGATTTTGCGCTCCTTGTGTCAATCCAAAAGTTGCATTAGTTCCCGTACCTCCGTTAGGAGAAAGAGCAGTTGGTGCAATAGGTGGATAAATGATGTAATCACCACTTTCTGAAATAACGTAATCAGTTATGCCGCCTGAAACATCAACCTCAGTTACTGTCAAAGATGTTGGGGTGTTGTATGTTCCGTCTAAGAATGTTAGAACATCTCCTACTGTATATCCTGTTCCTTGATTGTATATAACGGCCGATCCTGTTCCTGTTGCTAAACTTGCAGTAACTAGTTTTGATGGGCCTGAAAATGAATTTCCCATATTTACGGCAGTTACTACATTTTGCCAAAAAACATTACCGGTTCCGCCGATGTTGTCATAAACTTCTGGGAAACTACCTGTTAGGTAAATTGTTAACTTATAGGTTGGAACTGATGGCGTATAGCTTGAACCTTGTGAAAAAATAGCGTTTAAGGTATTAGCGGTCGTCCCAGTGTAAAGAGATGTTAAGATTGCGCCTGGAATTTGGTTAGGGCTTGTATTATCAAGCAAGTTACCTGTTGATGATGTGTCAGTCCCATCTGTTTCTCTCACGCATACAAATGTATTTGCGCTTTGAAGTGATGCCACGTAAACGGCTGTTCCTAAGTCATGCTTACTTGCTTGCGGCAATCCAAAATTTTGGATGAACTCCTGCATACTCCCGATAGTTATTGGGGAAGAAACTGGACCATATGTTGCGCCGCCGACTACACCTATAAATGAGGTGCTAACTCCACTTAAAACTTGTGTTGGCGCTTTTATCTGAACGTAAACATTAGGGACATTTAAAATCTGTGTTCCGTATGGCTGAATAGGCATAATTTTTCCTGTTTATTTTTTTATTACTTTATTTACCATCATTTTTTCGTTACATTCCAAAACTTTTTTAATTTCTTCAGCGTCTTTGATTAAATCGCCACGCTGAAAATTACGGAATGGACTTTTTACGCTTAGGATGTATTTAGAACTTTCAACCATTTCTAAACTATCGACCTTATTTGTTTTTTTATTTTCTTTTTTCATTTTTGTTTTTATGTTTTTACAATTTTTGCGTACCTAAATATAAGTTTAGGTTTACGTCTCCGATCGTGGCGAATTGCCCTGATTTAGTTGTTGGGTATTCAACCGCATACTCAAGGTTTCCTATAATCTGTAAAGATTTTTCCCCGTAATCGTTGAATATATCTGGCGGTTCCATTGGCCAAGCGATTGCGGAAAATCCATCAGGAAGAGTTAGGCGGTAATTTTCTTTGAAAAAGTCATCTACTGGGTTTAATAAGTTGTCCCTAACTAATGGCGAATTTGTCCAAAATCTGATCAAAAATGTTCGTTTTTGACGAGACAATTCGTAAGAAGACTTTCCATTTGTAATGATATTTACTGATAGAGAATATGGATTACTTGTAGTGATTGTTTCCCCTGTTGCGGTTGCCCCAGGGATTAGCAAGGCAAGATTTGAAGCAACGCTATTTATAGTATCGGTTGATAATAGGCTGTATGAGTAACCTGTGCCGTTGTATATAACCATTACTGCTTGCGGAACTGAAATCGTCCCAGAAAGAACAATCTGATTGTTTAAAACAATCGCTTGTATTGTTGGTTCTTCAATGCTGATTGCCTGATACTCTCGCTTAAAAGCGGTGCACATCTTTATTTTATTTGTCGGGAATATAGATATAAAAGCATTACCGGCAGACAAAACTGAATCTAGTTGATTTCTAATTGGCCAGCCTGATACGACTGTTACATCTACGCCAGCAGTTGACGGGCTAGATAATCCGTTTGGGTAAACGGCAGAAACCACATTTGTTTTTAATACGTTTAGAACGTCTGTTACGGTGGCCATTTGTCCTAATTATTTACGACCTGTTGGCATGTGAGCCGCCACCCAAATTCTGTTTTTTCGTTTACCCCAATCACGTAATCGCTGCCATCATTATCTTTTAAGATATCACCAGTTTTTATTTTAATATCTCCAAGATTTGGCAGTAATGCTAACCAACCAGGCTGGGATGTATCTGTAGGCAATTTATTTGGAGACGGTTGTCCAGATTTATCTTTTAAAATTGAAATTGGCATGAGTTCCATGATTGGAACGTCTTCAATGTTTGGGTAATAACTATAACCTTGGTCACCTATTCCGGCGGCACTTTTTGGTCTAATTATGCTAGCAATTACGTTGCATTGAACGCCTGACATAGGCATTTGATATTCTTTTGTTAAAACAAAATATGTTTCTTCGCCAACCAAGTAATCTCCTTCTTGTGCACTTAGCGGATAGCTCGAACTTTGCCCGTCAACTAATAGCCAAAATATTGCATTCCCTGGCCTATTAGACTTCATCCATTTCCAATCAATTGTTGCAACACATTTTATCAACCCAATCAGATTTGAGTCATTGATTGGGTTAAAAGAAGTTGCAGACCTATATAATTGAAAAGGCTGACCTAATTTTTGAGCAGCTTTTGCGTACCCAAATCTAATTTTCTGGTTGATTCCGGGGCCATCCATTAAATTATTACCCTGGATCTCGTGTTCATCATTACAGCAATTCCTTTTACACAAAGAAAATCACATAGATGCTGGCGCCAAGTGTTGTATAAATTCCATCTATCTCTAACTTCGTTTGGGTTGTGAACCCATACCGCAGCACTAGAAGTATCTAAATTTTCACTAGCAAGAGGTATTGCAGCCTCTAAGGTGTTGCATCTATTTAAGTAAACGTTTATTAGCGTTTCCTCTTCCTCGGGCTGTAGATTATTTAACCGATATTCTTCAATCAGATATTGGACATTGTAGCGATAACCAAAAGTGTTAGGTGAAGATGTCGAGTAACTACCGTAAACTGGTAATCCGACATGTCGCCTAATGTCTATTTTCTGTTGGTTCGTAAACATCTTTTAAATAAATCTCGATTGGAGCTTTCATCTTGATTAAACGTTCGATGTCTTCTTCTTTACGGACGATCTGATTTGCAGCCCATTGTTTCCAGCTTTGCATATGGCAACTGTGCGATATGGTTTCATTATAGTTTCTAATGAAAATAGCTATCCTTTCTTTTCGTAATGGGCTGCGTGTTTCATCCTCATATTTAGTGTCTACTTTTTTTTCTTTCGCCATTTTAACCTTGTGTTTCAATTACAACTGCGCGTTTGTAAAATGCGTAGCTTGAGGTCCCAATAACAGACGGGTTTGTAAAGATGTCTGTCGGAACAACAAAACCACCCACGTAATTTGATGTTTGGCTGATTATTTGGCGCAACCTATCTAGTGGCAAACGAGTCGTTAGATAACATCCAGTAGTGTCGAAAATTTCCCCCATATAATCATCCATAGGCAAATAATTGCTGTTTTGAGAAACTCCGTCGTATTGGCTCATATTTTGGATAGCATTTAAGCCTTTCGTAAAAATTCCTTCAATCAGCGCTCCTTCCCCTACAATAATTGGGCGTCGGATTCTTTGATTTACGGGAACAGGCACGTCTAGTTTCTGTGGCTGTACGAAAACCTCAGTTGATTTTACCAAAAGAACTCCTTCAACTTCATACAATCGCAAGTGCTGCCAATTAGGATTGCTTAGCGTTGCGCCTCTATATAAGATTTGGAAGGTTGGGTCTTGGAACAGCTGTGACTCGCTCGTTGGGTCTAAGATGCAAACATAGTAACCATCTATTGCTGGTTTTACTGAGTTGTTTCTTAGATAAGCTACAGCGTCACGGATTACCTGTAGATTGAAGATATCTCCGGATTGTATTTCTGAAGTGCTTTTTCTTCCATTTGGTCGAATAATTAATGGGGAAGTTTGACCAAGCGCATTCCCTGATAAAACAGAGTTGCCCGCCGTTCCGTCTGCAACAATTACGTTACTAGTTAATGTGATTGTTCCAGAAGTTCCACCAGTCACAACAGCACTTGAAATGTTTACAAGATCGTCTGCGAATGATTGAACAGCATAGTAATTGCCGTTTATTATAACAGGCAGAGGGTTTGTCGGAGTTACTGGAACTTGAATGCCGATACTGTTGTAAGTTGTTTGAAACCCTCGAGTGTCGTCAACTGTAATAGTTGGCCCGGCAGACCCTAAAGTTGTTGTGACAATTGTATTCCCACCCATATACGCATTAAAAAGTGCGTTTCGAGCGATCTGATCAATAGCACAAGCTTGTGCTATTGCGCAGGCTTCAGTGTTTTTTAATGCTATTGAAGCAATAGCCGCTTCATCATCTAAAATGTTTACAATTGGGGCTACTTGGGGGTATTGATTAATCGATAACGTATATTGCTCGGCATTCCACTTTCCTGGAATTAATCCGTTGTCAATATTTGTGTTTGTGGAGGGGTCTAGAGGTGTAATATTTGGGGCCATCAGCGAAGCACGTGTTAGCGTGATTGATCCGCCGATTCTTCCATCAAAGTTTACTTTTTCAGATAACGCTCTGTAGGCTAGAGCATTGATGAGTGGTTCTTGAAACTGTCTGGCTAAAAAACCTGTTTGAAATATAGAAGCTAATTGCGAGCCGTATGGGCCAAATCCTGGGTATGACATTTCGGAATCTCCGGAGATAGGTTGAAAAAATTCTTTCGACGTTATCCCAGCTCGATCCACGAAACTAGGCTTGCCTTATTTTAAGATCCACTCAAAATAAGTCAAGTTGTCATGTTCTTTAATTCATGTATTTTTTGCTAAAATACCCTCGTTTGTTTTTAATTTTATTCATTTCTTCTTTAAACTCTTGTGGGGTCATTGAAAATGCATCAAAAACTTTAGAGGATGTTTCTTGTATTGTTGGTATATTTGTTGAAGAACTTGTTCTTTTTTCTGAACCGAAGAAATAGGGTTTAGATTTTTTGAAAAAATCAACCGCTTCTTTAATCCCTGTTATATTTCCTTGCTCGTCTGTTTTTATAGAAGATTTGTCGATCAACTTAATCAGATCAAGATCAGTTATCCCTGCTGCAACCGCCATTGTTTCCAATTTTGCATCAACTAGTTGCTGCTCCATATTGCTCTTTTCCTGACGTGATCTATTTATCGATTCAAGCAGTTGTTTGTTTTCTCTCTCTGCTTCAAGCTTTGTGGTCTCTAGTGCTTCCTTAGTCATTTTATACTTTGCACGCCACTTTATTTCTCTATCTGGAAGATTAACTACATCTTCGGTTGAAAGCAAAGATGTTTCATCCATTCTTTTTGTTTCATTTATTTCATTTGTCAATTTATTCACCTTCTAAGTTTTGCGGTCCACGCGTAACTTTCCCAGATCCACTGGGTACGGAAGTTGAATTATTACTATCTGTTTCAATCTTTGTCAACTCATTTTCTACATCATTTATATTATATTTATCCGCGATTATGTTTAAAGCGCTTTCTTTGCTAATTATTTCTGCGCCAACGTAATTTTGAAGAGCTTGGGCTTCTTGAAGATCATCTTGAGGCGTAGGCGGGTACCAATCTGGCCACTCCAAACTTACATCCTCAATAAAAATATTTGCTAACTTATTATTTCCACTTATGTCGTCTGTTTTTAGCTTATACTTTCCGCTCCTTGCTATATCAAAGATCATACCTAATATTCTTTTTAGCCCATTCTCTCCATAAAATAGACGCATTTCCCCGACAAGTCCGATCAAGTTTGAATTCAACATTTGAAGCGCTTTCCCTGAATGAATCGCGCTGATTTTATCTGGATTTGCTCTATTCCCACGCACAACTTCCAGCGCAAATTCTCTCAAACAACGTATATAGTTGATGACCGCTTCTGATATTTTCCCATCCATTTCTAAGTAAAAAGCGTCTCCATTTTCTCCTAAGTCCATTGTCTGTCCTTTTATTATTTCTTTATTTTGCATCTGAGATGGATCTTTTACTACCAACGTCGGATCAGAATTATATCTCAGCAGCCTACCTAGTTGGCTCAACTGGTAATCAATTTCAATGCAAATATCGACAATATTTTCAAATATGCACTCGCCGTCTATTTTCTGGTCGTCTTCTGTGTTTTTTATCCAAACTGCTGGGGCAAACCCAAAATCATGAATACAGCTTCTTTTTTTATCTATCTTTGGCTTGAATGAATCTTTATTTTGTTTTTCTTCTTCCTCGCTGTATGGAAGATAATAAATTTCTTCTGTTTCATTCCATTCGCGTTCCAAATAGAAAAATTTATTTTTATCTTCTTCGCTTATAGAATACCCTTTCGATATAAGTACTTCCGCTCTTGTTTTTATTTTTTCCGTTAGCTTTATTAGTTTGCTTGGCTCTTGAAAATCAAAAATAGGTGTCAGATGGATTGTATCCAAAACATCTAAATAAAATTTCCCATTCAGAACTTTAATTAGAATGCAAACGCTCCCTATTGCTCCTTTCTTTGCAGCTAAAAGCATTTTGCTTTTTATGTTGCACTCATTCGTTATTTTTTGTAGCTCTCTTGTTTCTTCTTGGCATTTACCCCTTATAAAAGGAAAATGCCCTTCTCCAAATAACATTGCTACGGACTCGTTCACGATTATTTTTGGAATTCCATAAATTACGCCAGGTCTTCTTTTCATTAATGGAACATAACTATCAGAGTCTTCATTTCCTGAGTACTCCGAAAACCACGGTGCGAGGTTATCGTAGATTGTTCCGTTATATATTTTTTTTAAAATTGATAAATGCTGCTCTCTGTAAGAGCAATTTCTATCGACGTCTAAACCAAACCTGCTTGACATCCTATCAACAAATGTCATTTCGCGTTGCGCCATAAAATTCATTTTTTGCACTTCCTAGTAAAATTAAAGTTATCATGCTCACGCCCATCTTTTTTCAATTTCTTTTTATTTCTTCTTTTGTTCTCCCACTCAACCATGTACTTCTCAGCATCAAAAATATTTTCTTTTATTGCTTTTAATCCCGGCTTATTAAAATCATCAATTTCATTCCACTCTAGAAATTCTTGTACGGCCTCCCTGTATGAAAAATCATCATATTTCATTTTACCGATCTCATTTTTATCTGTATTTGATATATGGGTTAAATAATTGGTTATTTTGATTCGAATTTTCTAGAATCCATTTTTTTTTAAACTCTATCATGTCTTGCAGTTTTCCTCTCCCTAGTTCCACGCTGTCTTCTCTTGGCTCGTTTGTGTTTGGATATTCATTGGACAATAAACGGTATTGATCTGATGACCCAATTTGCTGATAACAAAATTGGAGATCTCCATCTTTGTAAGAACTTTCCTTATTTCCCATAGTTTTCAATATGTTTTCAATGCCTAGATCTTTTTTCATTAAGATATTTTTTTCAGGCCCGATTTTTGATTGCAACTCTGCCATTATCCTATCTTTTTTTATAACGTTTTTTAGTTTTTCTATTGTTTCAATCTTTGTCATTTTTCTTACCTTTCAATCAGTCTGGTTCGGCAATTGTTTACCAATATCCCATTAGCAATGTAATTATCACTATCCGCCACTTCGATGTTATAAACAAACCTTCTTCCATCAATTATCTTTATGTCTTTAATAAAGACACCATTTCCATTCATGCTCATCAAAATATCACCAACAATCAAATCTTTTGCATTGCAATATCCATTTCTGCTTAAACAGAAAACAGGGTAGTCCCCTGTTATAAATATTTTATCCAAATCTTCCCCTGCTTCAATGCAAAAGATATTGCTTACTTCTTTTTCATGCCAGTCTACCACTCGTTTTAACTCAAACTTCTTTCTAGAATTGTTAAAACATAATATGCAGGCGTTTGACTTATTTTGTACTATATCTTTTAATTTTATATTTCCATATTCTAGTTCTAAAATAGTCTCTCCACCCAAGAACGTTTTTAACTCTATTTCATTTTCCATGTTTGTCATCTTTCCATCATGTTATGCCTGTAAACGTGCTGTCTTGTTTCATGTTTCATAAATAATTCATTTAGCGCTTGGCTCATGCTGTCCACTTGGTCATCATTCCGCGCGTTGGGGAACATGCATACCTCGTCAATAAAGTCTCGGCAAAAAGATTCATCTTCAGGAATAAACACTCGCCCACTTTCTATAAATCCTGAAACAGCGCTAAGCCTGCTAGTTTTATCACCCAAACATTTCACTTCAACTATTGGTAGTCTTGTTTCAGCCTTTAAAGTCTGAATCAAGCTATGCCCGGATGCTTTTTTCTCTATTATAATTTTGTTTGGGTTAAACTCTGCCGCCAACATTTTTGATCTACGACATAGTTCTGGAAAAGAAATTTTTCCCTTAAATATGTTTAAGAGATATGCGCCTGAGTTGTTGTATCCCCAGGTTGTACATACGCTGTAGTCATTTTCTTTCCCTTCTTCAAAGGCGGTATCCCATGACTGGATTATTAAAATAAATTCCGGGTTTATAATAGATCTATCGTATTGGTTCTTTATTATTTTGTATGATTTAAACCAATCTGATTTAATAATTCCTCCATCCCTTGGTGCGGGTCTTTGTTGTAGCTGACCAGCTGCCGCATAGCTTCCCATATCTGATTTAAGCTTTCCTAGCTCTTCTTTACCGTATCTTTCTGGCCATAAGCATTCCCCTTCTACTTTTCTAGGGTCTGTAAAACCTATGGATGTTTTAAATATTTTCCCTTCATACTCAGCGGGAAGACATAAATGTTCGTAACCTCCTTTTTCTAGAATATGGCCAGACAAATCGTTTTCGTGGACCCTTTGCATGACGATAACCCTTGCAAAAGTATTTGGGTTATTCCCACGGGTAGACATTGCCTCAGACCACCATGTCAACGTATGTTGCCTAATGGCTTCGCTTTCTGCTTCTTGAACGTTATGCGGATCGTCGCATACTATTCTATCGCCTCCTTCTCCCGTTCCAATTCCACGGACAGACGTAGCAATTCGATAACCTAAGTGGTTATTGTCAAATCGAGTTTTTGCGGATTGATCTGAAGTTAACCTGAATCGGTGGCCGTACTTTTTTTTAAAATAGGGGTGAAGAATTAGCCGGCGACATTTTAAACTATCGCGGGTTGAAAGGGTTTGACCATAAGATGCAAAAATCCATTTGATGGTTGGGTTTCTAACCCATTCCCACATTGGCCAAAATACGCTAACTAATAAGCTTTTAGCGTGCCTTGGCGGCATGTTTATGAGTAAATTCCTGATTTGAAGCTTTGTAACTGCTTCTAGGTGATCGCAGATAGCATCTATATGCCATCCGGGTACAAACACATTGCCGGGTTCGACGATGTGCCACATATCTTTTACAAAATCTATTAGCTTGAGTTCTTCAATCTCTATCAGACTCGAATAATACTGTATTTGTTCGCGTTCGTGCTGAGTCAAGGATGGCCACGATTTTATCAAGCGGATTTTGGTCGTTTCTTTCAATTCGGTCATCCATTTCTTTGCCTCTAATTATTTCTCTAATTATTTTTGAAGCTCGCATTGCGGTTTCCAAATATGCAGGGTTATGAGTTTTTGAACCATCTCTTCCTACTATTAGGTCTTGTTCCCAGCTTATTAAAGAACTTTCAAACATTTTTTCATGGGTGGCGATGTCGTCCAGATATTTTACTTTTATTTCTTCATCTAGCTGCGCCCTAAATCTTTCTCTAAGCCTTTTTAACACTCTTGAAACACATGGATAGGTCACGCCTAGTTCAGCCGCAATTGTTCTTAAATTTCGACCGCGTGTGTGTAAATCCCAGCAGTTTTTTTCAAGAAGAATAGTTTTTTCATTTCTAGCGCGCTTAGGTTTATGCGCTGAGGCGTTACTAGGCATGGTTTCTATTTTACGTTTACAGTTTTTTAGTATATTTATATTATTTTGCGCGGTTAATATTGTTAACAGAAACCTTTAAAGATTTTTCAGGTTGTTTTAACTTAGAGTGAGCTTCTTTTTGAGGAGCTTTTGGCGAACTAATTTTTTCCATATCAATGCTTCCATTTCCTACTATTTTGCCATTAGAAAAGTTAGATGTTTTAGATAAGTCGGTATTTTTCATTTTAATTTTCTCTCAGATTGTTTTATTTCAAGCTCATTATTTTTACTGCCAACCCAAAGTTTAATTGGCGAATTGTTTTTTTTCAAATATTAAACCAATGCCATTTTGTGCTTTTTATACTAGCAGCAATCAAACTACTCAAGTCTTCTTCAAATTCTGGGATGGGAATCCAATGGGTTGGGTCACTTGGGCCTTCATAATATTCCAAGTGGAATGGTGGTCTTTCAGAGCACCATCTCCAACAGCCATCTATAAATGAAGCTATGTGAAACGATGATGCTAGGGGAGAAGTAACTCCTAATATAGGCGTACCATCCTTCGGCGCACTCTTAATCGGTAACCATTTAATTTTCATTGAGGGGAATCTAATTTCTCTCCTTCCGTATAATTCCTCTAATTCCTCTTCAATTTTTGGTGTTGGTAAGGGAATCCAATGGGTTAGGTTACTTGGGAATTCATAATATTTTCCTTCTTTAAACATTTTTTCCCAGCCATCTTTAAAAACTTTTTCCCAACGGCCATCTTGAAATGAAAATATGTCAAATAATAAAAATTTTTCAAACGATAATCTTTGGCAAGAAACAACTCCTAATATATGCGTACCATCTTTCGGCGCACTTTCAATCGGCAACCATTCAATGTACATTATTTTTCTCCTTAATTTAAAATTACATTTAACGATTTGTTGTTTTAGATTCACTTCTTTCTTGAAAGTAGTCCACTACGCAACAAATCATTTTAAATAAATAATATACCATCAAAGGCGCAGCAAATAAAACAGCCGCACAAAACATTACAGACGGGTTTACATTAAAAGTAGTCCACCACCTTTGGTTAATTCTATATCCTAGTCTCATATTTTTATCCTTAAATTTTTAATTTAAATTGAAGATTTTTATTTAATCATCTTCTTTTGTAATTTTTTGATCTGGTATAAACACAGTGTTTTTAAACATTAGGCTTCCTGTTCTAATGAGTTTTCCGCCAGGAACTTTAGCTGTGTACTCAACTGGGAATATTCTTGTTTTTACCCATTTCGGGTCTTCGCTCTTAAGCTTCCTTTTTAATTCTTTTTTTTCCCTACCTTTTTCCGTGAACGTTACACCGCATATTTTTAAAACTACGTAACCTATTATTATATATGCTAACAGTTGGTTAAAAGCTTCGTTTTCCATTTTTTATATCCTTTTTTGGTTATTTTTTATTTTTAAAATTAGATGTTAAATTTAACAAAGACCTGTCGCAATTAAAGACAGGTCGCACGCAGTTAATCCAACTTACTATCTAAGTAAATTACAAAAGCTTCTTCTCCTAATATTTCAGAAATTTCTGCCGTGTATTTTCCAATAGATTTGTTTAAATCGATCTCATTACTTTTCATAAATGATTCCATATAAACGCTAAGGTTCCCTTCTGAGTTTTCTGATCTTTTTCCTATTCTACTTATTTTCATTTTCCCATCTGAAGATCTTTTTGTATTGTTTGCCTCTTCAATAATTTTGAAAATGATAGCGTTATTTGATTTTGAATAAGACATTCTTAGATGCGTTTTTTCTTCAAACTTTTGTTTATTTTTTCTAACAAAGTTAGCAGATAAAACTAACGCATATCTTTTTGTTATTCTAACCAATGGAATGCATTCTCCTTCTTTCTTTTTAAATCCTTGGAATACAACAATATCGCTCCATTGTTTTTTCTCTTCGTTTTCGTTCATTTTTTCTCCTGTTTTTACAATTTTTGCGTACATAAATATAAATTTAGGTTTGCGTCTTCGATTCCGATTTTTCAGAATTTTTTGGACATATAGTTACGTTCCATCTTTGATGACATTCCAAAACTTTTTGAATTTCTTCAGCCTCTTTGATTATATCGCCATACTTATAATTACCGAATTCTTCTTTTACTTCTAGGATGTATTTAGAACATTCAGCTATTTTTTCATCATGTGATTTACTCCTAAAATTAAGAAACTCCTTTTGTTTCATTTTAAACATAGGCGAATTATATCCAAAAGGATCAGATAACATCTGT